TGCAGTTAATAATCAATTTTCAAAGAACAATATAATAGTAGATCCTAAATGCAAAGGACTAATAAAAGATTTAGAACAAGTATCTAACAAAGAAGGAACAAGAGAAATAGATAAAAGCAATCAGCATCTAACACATTTATCTGATGCGTTTGGCTATTTCATTAATTGGGAATATCCAGTAACTAAACCATCAATAGGAGTACAAGATAGATGATACCAAATATGGCCGAACTTGCTGTACTGATGTCAAAGTTTGACTACAAGCAGCAGGTTAAAAATCAATGGAAATCAAGCAGGTATGAAGCACTAGATTATTACAATGGTGATACATATGATTATACTGCTGATTACTTTAGTGATAGTACGTTAAGTAAGGTAGTAGCAGGTAATGTAAATATAACTAAACGTGTTATAGATAGAATTAGTTTAGTATATATGCACCCACCTGTACGAAAATATACAAAAGAAGAAGTAACTGATTTGTTTATGGACAAAGAACAGAAGTTACAAAGGCTAGAACGTATGACTAATTTATTAGATGCAGTATTATTAAAACCTGTATTTAGAACAAAAGAAGATGGTACAAGTTGTATTGAGTATGACATAATTATGGATTATGAACCTTTGTTTGGTGAAGATCCTTTAAAGCCTGAAGCATTTATATATCCTATTACATCACGTTCATCTGTGCTTGATACTACACCTAACCTGTACGCATACTGGGATAGTGATAACACATTTACATTTGATGATACAGGAAAAAAATATACTACTGATGATAATCCTGATATGATTAATCCATATGGTAGATTACCATTTGTAGAAAATTTTAGAGATGGGAAACCTGAATTTAGTTATTTAGATACCAATGCAAGTAATGATTTAATATCTACAAACCTTGCAATTAATGTAGCAGAAACTAATAAAAATGCAAATGTAATGTTTCAATCATTTGGTTATTTGTTCGTAAATGGTACTGGTATTGATAAAGATACAATGCAGATCGGACAGGATAAAATAAACTATTTAGGTGTTGATGGTAACATTAGTATTGTATCACCACCAAATGCTATACCTGCATTAGATGAATCTATTAAGTCATCATATAAAATGTTAGCACAAAACTATCATTTGCCTACATCATTTGTAGATGGTACAACTGCTGAATCAGGTGTTGCATTAAGATTAAGAAACCAAGAATTACAAGATGATAGGAAATCAGATGTTGCAAGATGGCGTGATTTTGAATTTAAATTGTTTGATTTAGAACGATTAATAATTGCAGTAGAGTTAGGCCAAGATGCAGGTGATTTAGAAGATGTAGATTATAGTGAATCAGTTGATATTCTATCAGATAAAGAACAACGTGAAAAGTGGGATTGGGAACTATCAAAAGGATTGATTGATTTAGCAGATATAATGATGCAACGAAATCCTGATCTGACTAGAGAAGAAGCAGAAGATTATTTGTTTGATAGACGTGAAGTAGAAATGGAAGATGCTGATGAAGAAGTTGCACCAGCAAATCCATTACTAGATGCACTAACAAGAGCAACAGAATAATGGCTAGAAAGAAAAGAAAAAGCACAGTTAATAAAGCAGGTAACTATACTAAACCTACTATGCGTAGAAGATTGTTCAATAAGATAAAAGCAGGTAGTAAAGGTGGTAGAGCAGGACAATGGAGTGCAAGAAAAGCACAGATGTTAGCACGTCAATACAAAGCAAAGGGTGGAGGATACAAGAGGTAATGGCTTTGAAAAAAACACAGCGTTCGTTAAGAAAATGGACAAAAGAGGAATGGGATTTTATAAGCAAAAAAGACAAAAAGAAACCTAGATCAAAACGTGGTAGGTATCTTCCTAAATCAGTTAGAGCAAAATTAACACCATCACAAAAATCATATGAGAATAGAAAAAAACGTGCAGCATCAAAGAAGGGTAAACAACGTGCAAAATATAGCAGATCAACTGCTAGGAAAGTGAGAAGAAGATAATGCCTAAAACAAATTATGTAAAAGGTGTGAGTATGAAGGGTTTAAACAAAAGACAAAAGAGTGCTATGCGTAGGCATAAAACACATCATACAGCAAAACATTTGCGTTCTATGGTAAGATCTATGAAACGTGGTAAAACATTTACGCAATCACATAAACTTGCTATGAAAAAAGTTGGAGTGTAATGGCTGAATATCAAGGTAAGAAAGTAACATTAGATAAACCTAGCAGAATTAGTAAAGGTGAAGCAGGTTATGGTAGAAAGAAATTTAAGGTATATGTAAAGTCAGGTGATAAAGTAAAAAAGGTTATGTTTGGTGATCCTAATCTTTCTATTAAAAGACAAAGCGATGCAAAACGTAAATCATTTAGAGCAAGGCATAAATGCGATACAGCAAGAGATAAAACTAAAGCAAGATACTGGAGTTGCAAGATGTGGGAAAAATCTAAAAAAGTATCAGATATAATATAATGGCTGATGAAGAAAAAGTAAATCAAACTGCAACTAAAATAGCAGATATATATACAAAAGGAATACAAGAAATAGTATCTGCATTGTACAAACCTAATGCAAAAGCAGATCCATTAGAACTAGCAAAAGGTTTACAAGATTTACCATTAGAAGATATTGTTAAAAATAAATTATCTAACATTAAAACAGAATTTGTAAAAGGACACGTTGAAGTGCTAGAAAAAGTAAAACCAAGTGTAAAAAATGACTGAACAAGAATTACAATTATTAATGCAAGGTAATATAGCAGTATTAGAAGCATACTATCCATATTTAGCAGCACAAATACAACAACAAATAGCATTGGGTTATATATCAGGATTATCAGAAGCACAAGTATTACAAAACATAACAGATGCAACTTTATCTAATCACCAAATAAGAACATTGGTTGATACAACATTATTTAATTATTCAAGGACAGTAACATATATGCAGATGCAAGAAGAACCTGATGATACATTGTATCAATATATAGGACCGATAGATGAAAAAACAAGAGATGTATGTTTACAAATGGGAAGCAGTAAACCAATTACACAAAAAGAAATAATTAAAAACTTTGGAAGATTAACACCTAATCCACTTATATATGCAGGTGGTTATAATTGCAGACACAAATGGCAAAGTGTATCTAGGGTTGGTGTAAGCAAAAGAATATATGATCCTGATAAAGCAAAAGAATTAAGAAAAGATGGCAATTAAAAAAGTAACAGATGTAAATTTTTGGCGTGAACTTGGAAAAGATGTAAGAGATCTATACAAAGATTATATATTTGAAAAAGGGCATAGTGTATATGATGGTGACTGGTGGGGTGGCAGATATAGCCCTGAATATGAAAAAGCAAAATCAACTGGAAATTTACCTAGACAAGCAACAGCATATAAAGATCAAGTAACTGCTGTTTTAACTACGCAAACACAATCTGATTTTGAAGGATTTTTACAAGCAAGAAATACAGGTGTTAAATTAGGCTATCCATCAATGGGTGATAGAGTTAGAAGATTAAGAAAACTTAAACCAAAAGATGGTGCATTAACTGCTAAAGATAGGCCTATACCAAAACATTTAAGTAAGTATATTGCAAAAGAGTATCACAAGTTTATTAAAAGGAATAGTAAAGATACAGTAAGAATACATAGAGGTAAAAAATAATACTTTTATAGTATTAAAAATAATTTATATTACAAAGAAGTATTTTCAATAAATATCCACTAAAGGAGTTAAAATGTCAGAAGAAAATAAAGTAGAAAGTCAAACTAACGTTGAAACAAACAACGTAACAAATAACAGGACAGAACCTGTTGATAATAAAAATGTACCATATGATAGGTTTCAAGAAGTCGTAACATCTAAAAATGAAATGGCTAATCAACTTGGAAAACTACAAGCACAGATAGATAAGATGAACGCAGATAATAAGACAAAACAAGAAGCAAAGATGGTAGAAGATGGTAAATTAAAAGAAGCGTTAGATATTATTACAAAAGAACGTAATACTTTTAAAGGCCAAGCAGATCAATGGAATCAATACCAAACAGATAAACGTGAATCTTTAATGTCTAAAATTACTGATGATACAGATAAATCTATTGCAGAAGGTTTGACTGATTTGAATAAACTAGAAACATATGTTAATAAAATTGTAAATGTTGGCTCACCATCAACATCACAGGCTAGAGCAACTACTGCAAAAGCAGGTGATATGGGTGGTTATTCTTCGTGGGAAGAATTTGCTATGAAAGATCCAAAAGGTGCTTCAGAAGCAATAGCCGCAAGTACAAAGAATTTTATTAAGTAATACTCAAAATGAAGGCTAACAAGCAGTTGAAAGAGTATTTTAAAATTAGGAGTTAGAAATGGCTAACACAGACGTTGGCGTTGCTGCTGGTGGATTAGGAAAAACTATTGCCGCTGCAATCGTACAATTTAACAAAGCATCTGTAACACCTCAAACTATCTCAATGGCACCAGCAGTACAAGGTTCAAATACTGTTCAATTTCCATTATATAGTAAATTAGGTGTATCTGATGTAACAAATGAAGCAACAGGTGATGAAGATACAGAAGTATCAGCAACCAGTATTACTACTGCTGCAACAACTGTTGAGGTATTAAGAAATCACATCAATGCAAGAATTACAGACCTTGCTTCATATGGTAATGATGATGCGTTAATGGTAAATGCAGGACAGGTTTTAGGTAATGCAGTTGCTGCTGAATTTGATGCAAACATTTGTGCTTTATATGATGGATTTGCAACATCTAAAGGAACTGATGATGGTTTAAGATTCTTGGATATTATGGACGCAGTTGCATCTTTAGAAACAAACGATGCTCCAAGACCATATAGTGCAGTATTACACCCACAACAAATGTATGGATCATTTGGTCTATCAAATGAATTAGCAACTACTGCAACAGCATCAAGTGTAGGTGCATTTGCACACGGTGGTGCTATGTCAGTTGGTGAGCAATTCTATGGTGCTGGATTTGTTACAAGCATAGCAGGTATTTCTTTCTACACATCACCACAAGTAATTGATGGTGCAACTGGTAGAAAAAAAGGTGCTATATATGCTAAAACAGCATTAGGTGCAGGTTACATTGATTTTGGTGCAGGTAATTTCATTGAAATGAAAACTGAAAGAAATGAACTAGCAGCATCTACAAATATGGTTGCTAATGGTTATTGGGCTGTTACCGAACTAGTTGATCTACACGGTGTAGAGATACATACTGAAATTTCATAATTTTAGTAATTAATAATCGTATAGTCAGGGTAGTAGTCGGATTGCTGCCCTGACTTAAATCAAATATGTCAAGTAAAAAAAACATAATAAAAAAATCAAAACCCAAAAAAGATATAGGTAATCTAAACAATAAAGAATTTGGTTGTAATTTAGATCCTGATAATAATTTGTGCCTAGTTGAAGATAAAGATAAAGGCCAAAAAGCATATTACAAAGGATCAGAAATGAAGTATATGGACTATATGCAAGAAGTTGCAAATAGGGCCGCTAGAAATAAAAAAGGTAAGGGTGTAGAAAACTTTGGTTTTTTTGGTGGTGTAAGTTTTGATGATAAAGGGAATATTATAAAATCTTAACAGGAGTAAAAATGAAAGACGTAAAAAAAGAAGTTAAAAAAGAAGTTAAAAAAGCAGTTAAGTATAAAGTTATGAAAAAAAATGGTAAAGTCATTATGCGTGATTCTTTAGATAAATCAGAAATTAAAATGTATGAATCTAAAGGTTGGAAAGTAGAGGAAGTATAATGGGATTAGGTAAAAGTGATTTTAAAATTATAAGAGTATCACCAACATTAGATACAAACGCATATGCACAAAATGATGTATTATTTACTGCTACTGAAATACCTAGTTGCGTATTAGGTTTAGGTGGCTGTTCTAAATTAGTTGCTATGTATGTTATAGATAAATCAAATACTGACTCTGATATTGATTTTTATTTTTCTGAAGGTAATACAGCATTAGGAACTATAAATGCAACAGCAGACATTTCAGATGCTAATTTATTGAATAACAATATTTGTGGTGTTGCAAGATTAGATGCAAATCAAGCAAGTGTTGGTGCAGGATTAGACAATGCAAGAATTTTTCAGGTAATGCCTTTAACTGGTACATCAGAAGATTCAAATGCAACAATGTTACTACAATCAGCAGATGATAATTCTTCAGTATTTGTGCAAGGTATTTTAACAAGTGCAACTACACCTACATATGCTGATGGTGATATACAATTAGTATTTCATATACAAAAGAGATAATGTCGTTAATAGATGACATTAAAAAACACGAAGGTTTTTCACCTACCGTATATAAATGTACAGCAGGATATGATACTATTGGATATGGCCAACGTGTTAAGTATTTAAAAGTTACAGAAGAACAAGCAACAGAATGGTTGCAAGAAGAACTACAAAATCTCAAATACATACTTGCAGATAAGTATGAATGGTTTTTGCCCTCACCTAAAGAAGTACAAGAAGTAGTAATAAATATGAATTACCAGTTAGGTGTAACTGCATTTAGTAAATTTAAAAAAACTATTTTTTTACTTGCTAATGGTGATTATAAAGCAGCATCAACCGAAATGCTAGATAGCAAATGGGCAAGAACAGATACACCAAGACGTGCAAAGGAATTAAGCGATAGATTAAGAAAAGTGGGGTAATATGCCTAGTAATATAGTTTGTCCTAAATGCTACTACGTAGGAATGGTAAAAAGTGGCTTTTATTTAGATAGACAAAGATACAAATGTAAGGTATGTGGGCATAGAGCAACTAATGTTATAGAAGATATTGATTTACTTAAAGAGAATGTCAGGTTAGCAAAACAAAAACAATCTGCACAAGATCTAAATAGAATTGAAAGAAAATCGTTTAGAGAACACGCAAGAGTAGAAAATGCAATATCTCACTATGTAAATAAACTTTTAAAGATTTTTGACAATTATGAATTATCTAAATATACTAAAAAACACAAAGAAAATACAAAAGCAGTAGGTGTAGCACAATTATCTGATTTGCATTTTAATGAACTTGTAAATTTAGAACATAACAAGTATGATTTTAGTATAGCATCAGCAAGATGCAAGTTATTTGTAGATAAAGCAACTACCTATTTTAAATCAATGGGCATAACTAATGTACTACTTGCTATGAGTGGTGATTTACTTAATAGTGATAGAAGATTAGATGAATTACTATCAATGGCTACAAATAGAGCAAAAGCAACATTTCTAGCAGTAGATATACTACAACAAGTAATACTTGATTTAAACAGCAATTTTAACGTATCTGTGTGTATGGTAACAGGTAATGAAAGTAGAGTTAAACAAGAATGGGGTTGGAGTAAATCTTTAGCATCAGATAACTATGATTATACCATATTTAAAACATTAGAATACATATTTAGAGATACAAATATAAAATTTATAGATGGTGATCCTACTGAAATGGTAGTTGAAGTAGCAGGGCAAAATTTATTAATACTACACGG